AGAAAGAGATTATACTGCAAAATTTAATAGGGTTTAAAACGAAAGAACTAACAACTCAATTTGATGAATATATATCAGATTTTTATCTAAAGTATATAAATGATATTGAAATAAATTTATATGATAGTAATTTATTAAAATTTATTAAAGGTTTATTTGAAATCGATCTTAATGAAATGTATGATATAGAATATAACATAATGAGTCATTTGAAATTTGACCCATCAGTTTTTAATATGTATGGTTTACCAGAATTAAGAATTTTTCTTAATAAATTTGTAAAGGAAAAGGAAGAAAGTAAAAATCAAGATAGTGGTAATGCTAGTATAACTTAATAAATAACGTTATGGATGATAATTTTAATTCACTATTAAAACAGATAGAGTCAAATAAGACTAATATACTTGCTTACTTACCTACTCAACAAACTGATATTGAATTGAAATCCTTAACAGTTGACCAACAAAGTGTTATTTTGGATTCAGTATCTGATATAACCTTATTACAATCAAACCCAATTTATCTTATTATTAAGTTTAATACAGGATTTAACAATATCATCAAACAAAATTCAGATAGGGAAGTTTTTGAAAAAATGACTTCGGTAGATAGAGCAAATATTATTATTTCTTTTAGAAAAGAAATTTCAGATCAAGTTGAACAGGATGGTGAAACTATTAATTTAATGAAGATTTTAGAACGTAATAAAACTATTAATTCTATAAATTTGGAAGAAACTATTCAAAAAGATAATTTTACATTTAAAGTATCTATACCAACATTATCAGTAGATACAATAGTTAATAAAATTTTATCTAAAAAATTAAAAGATAATCCAACATCTGGGAATTTGGTAAGCGATATTTATCTTTATGAAATTTTAAAATTTGTAGATTTTATACAATTTGAAGACGGTGAAGAAGTTGAAATTAAGAAAGATTTCAAGAACTTACAACTTTTAAAGAAAATAAATTTATCTACCCTTAGCCCGGTTATTAAGTTTATTGAAAAGGTTAGAAGTTATGAAGAAGAATTTATAACTATACCAAATACTCAAGATAAATTATTACTGACTCCAGATTTATTTGTAATTTAGTAAATTAATTAAATATTTACATGGCCGATGTTACAGTCTTAGAAGCTATATCTTTATTAACCAAAGTATCTGCTGATAATAGCAGCATGCTGAAGAAACTATCTAAACGTGTTGATAGTATTACACCTGGTAAGGGTTTAAAAAAGGAAAAAAAAGAGTTAGTAAAAAAGGCAGACCCGGTTATAGTAACTGATTTCGGTAAAGCTGCTGAAAAAGATTTAGCGATGCTAGCCGGAGATGCTGAAAAGGAAAGACAAAAAACTGAAACTGAAAAGAATAAAAATAATAATCTTTTAAAATTATTAGGTTTGGCAGGGGCTGCTGCTTTAGCGTTAAAATTTCTTTTTGATGGTGAAGGTTTTGTCGGTCTAACTCAAGGATTTCAAAGAGTTTATGGAAAAGTTGAAAAATTTGCAAAATCAGCAAAAGGGTTAATTGATGATATAGGTAAAAGATTAGGTACATTTTCTGATGATGTTGGAGCTAAGGTCGGTACAATCGTGGATGATGTAATGGCAAAAACTAGCACCTGGGCTGCTAAAGCTAAAGATGGTATTAAAAATGCCATGGATGATATTGGTAGAAGATTGGGTACTTTCGGAGACGATATAGCAAGAGGTGTTACAAATATTATAAATAGAGCATCTAGTATGGCTGGTAGAGTATCAACTGCGATGGCAAATACACCTGGAGCTTTCAGAAACGTCATGACTGGTGGTCGATCAGCGCCGAGAAGTCCAACATCTACGCCTAAGCCCAGGGCATGGTGGCAAAAAGCGGGGGACTTTGTATCTGATTCAGTTAGTACTGTTGGTAAAGGTCTTAAAACCGTAGGAGGTGCTATATCTGATACAGGAAGGGCAGGGATAGATTTNNTTGTGGACACGGGCGTCGCGGCTAAGGATTTTGCTAAAAATCAGATATTAGATCGCATATCAGCAGCATTTAAAATAATAAAACCTCTTTCATTATTGAAGGGTGTAGCAAAAAGCCCACTTTTAGCACCAGCACTTGAATCATTCTTTGCTGGTAAAGATATTAATAATAATATTGATAGGTATTCTGCAGGAGAAATAGATAAAAAGGAATTAGATAATTTGGTCGGTGAACGTTTAATTAAAGCTATTACAGGTGTTGTAGGGGGAGCAGGTGGAGCTATACTCGGTGGGATGTTAGGCGCAGTTGGAGGACCATTAGCATTTGTTGGAATGCTAGCAGGTGGAGTATTAGGGGATATAAGTGGTCGATTTATTGGTGGTTTAATTTCACAAGCATTAGGTTCTAAGACTGGATCAGTAGGAGAGTTTGCTTTAAGCTCACCTTTATTTACAGTACCACCTGGTTCAGGAGCTGCACAATTTGATAAAGTACCTGAGGAAATTGATGATGGTATTATTACTAAGGACGGTAAAGTTATAAAACCAGATTCACAAGACACATTATACGCAATGAAAGATGGTGGACCTTTAGGAGAAGCGTTAAATAAAACGCCAAAAATGTTAGGTAAATTGATAGACGTTGAATATGATAGCTTAGCATTAATGAAAGAGCAAAATTTATTACTTAGATCTATACTTGAAAAAACAGGTGCAGTTAACCCTGTTGGGCCTAATCAACCAAATCAAATTAAAAATTATGACCAGAGTGGTGATCCATTTAGATCACTACAAATGGGATATTAAATTTTACTATAATTTTTACCAGGATTAAATATTTATAATGCCTGACTTATACAGTTTTACATTTGATGATGATCAAATTTTACCGATATTAACTAGAGGTGGTTCTAATACAATAAATCCCTTTAGTTATACCGGTGATGGTAGAATATATGGTAAGATTAATAATAATTCTACCGACCCGATCGATGTAGTAACTACTTTCCCGTGGACTAAAAGCCCAACTACATCAAGACAGGATGTACCTACAGCATATATTAAAGAAAAAAGACTATTAACTAACTCTACTTTGGCTAATTTCTTTTATAGTGTTTTAGCTGGTGCAGATGTATTAGAAAGTGCTGCTGATAGAGTGAGTAGTGGTAATATTCAAATAGGTGCTAATGAACTTAACGTATACGATACCTTAAGTGCAGCGGGGGTATCTTTTCCTGGAGTTAAAAAAGGTATATCTGATAAAGCTGAAAAATTTAGTTCAAATGTAGAAAAATATAAAGATATGGCCACTGGTTTTTTAAGTCAAGGTAATCAAAAAGATAATATACTTAAACCTTATAACGGATTATATTATACTGAAGATACAGGGTTTAAATATTTTTTACCATATTTAAGTAATAGTTATCTAGGTGCTGATAATACATTTTCTGATGATTCACAGAAATTAGCAGGTCTTGATACTATATCACAAACTTTACAACAAGGTTTTAACGCGGCAAGAGGGGTTGCTTTTATGGATAAACCCGGCGTTTATGTTGAGCAGAGCAAACAATTTCAGTTTGGTCAAGAAGGTAAAACTTTTAACTTAACTTTCCCTTTATTGAATACGGGTAGTTATGAGGATGTTAAAAGAAATTGGCAATTAATTTTCGGGTTAATATATCAAAATAAACCAGGCCGTATTAATAGAAATTTGCTAGAATTGCCTGTTATTTATGAATTTTATATTGAAGGTATGGCATATATGCCATATAGTTATATCTCTAGAATACAGGTAGATTTTATCGGAAATAGGAGAACGATGGGAATTGATATACCTAGTTTTAACAATGTAAGTGGTAACCCAACTTTAGAAGATCGTACTTCAATTAATACAGTTATACCTGATGCATATAACGTTAGTATAACTTTTGAAGGTTTAAATAAAGAAACGAAAAATTTCCTAATACGTAGTTTAGGGGACCCGGTAATTAAAGTTAGAGAAAGAGGGGTTATATAATGCTTGGAAATTATCAAAATAATATTATCGATTTAAAAAATTTAGATTTAACTAGATATGAAAATATTTTTAAAGTTTACGGTACTGGTGATAAAAATTTTTATTATTATAATATAAATAAAAAAATATCTATACCAGATAATATGGATGAAAGGTTATTTTACCATGTCGTTTTACCTAAAGGTATACCATTAACTACTTTATCTTATAATGCATATGGTACAATTGACCTATGGTGGCTGATCTTAATTTTAAATAATATAACCAACCCGGTGAAAAGCTTGCCAGATGGTGAAAAAATAAGACTATTAAAACCTCAATATATTGAACAAATTCTTGATTCAATCGAAACGCAATTGTAATGAGAAGTGATTATATTAAAAATAATTTAAACGGTGCAGAAGCTAAAGCAAATTCATATAAAATTGATGGTCAATTTTATTATATAAGAGCTGTTTTAGTTAATCCTGATGGTGATAGATTGGATCTATCAAAAGGTGCACTTTATAATATATCATTAGTAGATAATTTAGTTGACCCTTTTTTGAAAGCAGAAATAATGTTGTATAATGATAATCATGCTATTGAAAGAACAGTACCAACTTCTGAAAATTATCAAAAAGGATTTACATTTAGAGGAGATGGTAGAGATGTTATATTTTTAGAGATTATACCTCTTAAAAGTATAAAAGAAAGTTATAGGTTGGAAGAATCAGCGGAATATAATGTAGTTTTTTCTTTAAGGAACTTATTTACAGTCGTCGAAGATACTGATACTATTATAGAAGGAACTTTATACAAAAAATTAAAGTTGTATGATTTAGATGAAAGAAAATTACTAGAAAAGAATATATATTTTAACTCGATCAATACAATAAATTTTAATGAAAGCAATACTTTATCTGCTGTACCACTTTTTAACTTAGATAATGACGAAAGAGGAAATAATACAGGTATAATGCTTAGAGAATTATTAAAATTTACATTAAAACAAGGAGATGAGGATATATTCTACACAGAGAAACGAGGGAGACGGAATGGGTCTGAAGCAATAAGTTATGTAGATTTTGAAAACGGAGCTACGTCAGTTAATTATAGTAGTAATACATATAAAAAGGCAATTGATGATTTTAATTATCTGTATGATTTACATGTTAGTAATTTAGATACCAAGGATTATAGTATACTAAAAAAAGATTATTTTACTGGTAAATATACATTAATAAACATGAAGAGTTTTTTTGATAGAGCTAACGATGGAGATCAAAGTGGTACATATACAATTGAAAAAATAAATATTTCCGGTGCTGGTACTAGTAAAGTTAGTAATCAAGGAGGTAAAACAGCTAAAAATACTCCAGAATTTAATGAAAAGAGTCAAGCTTTAAACGTTAGATTTTTTAATACTAGTTTTGATATATTAAACGAACAGGTCAATACTAAATTAGTACATGAATATAATTTTGAAGATAAAACATTTAATATTTTGCAAAGTGATAGTAATATAAATAATTCTAAAGAAAAATTTACTAATAATTATGTTCAGAATATGAAAGGGGAAAACCAACCGTACCCATCTCAAATTAACACTAACCTTAAAAAATTAAATTTTAACTATGAAAATGTTTATAATTTATACGGTGGTAATGAAAATGTACGATTAGGTAAAGGTTTAAATCGACTTTTAAAGAGTACTTTAATGTCTAATTTAGGGGTTGAAGTTACATTAAAAGGTCAAATGTTTAGGAGATCAGGAAAGTTTATAACTATTGATAGAGCTAGTCTAGATCCAAAAAATAAATTTGATGATAAATTTCTAGGCACGTACTTTATAATTAATGTAGAACATACTTTTATAAAAGATGATTTATATATTAATAAGTTATACGCAGTTAAAACATATTATTTTAATGACTTAAAATTTAATGAGAATCTAGATTAATGGCAACTAATAAAAAAAATATTCTACCAGAACTTGCAGATACCGTGGTAAACGGTAATATTAGTTTCTATGAAAGTAGTTCAGAACTATTAAAAATTTTTAAAGATGTATCTTTAGATGTTGTTAATTTTTTTATTGAATTAGACGATACTAGGAGTTCAGATAACGTTATTAAAGATTTAACCCAAAAATATATTGATTTAAACAATAAAAAGTTACTAATAAACAAAAGTGAATTACCAAATAATTTTAAATTATATTTAAATGAAAAATTTCAAAATTTACTATACCTATTTAAAGTTACAATACTAAAAAATGTAGATAATATTGATGAAAGTATTTTTTCTGCATATTCAGATGATATCGGAATGACATTAGAAGTAAATCATAATTTAGGTTTAACCAATACCCCAATATTTGATACGCTATATAATTTAGAATCAAGTGGTCCCCCTATTACTATACCGCCTATAATGTATAATAAAGTTAGTAAACAATTATTGAAAAATTTTAAAAAAATGTCTTTAAAAAACGATGCATTATTAAAAAGAAATCTTCGTAGTATAGCTGGTTATGGTCAAGAAAATATTTCTAAAACACCACACGGGGCTAATTTAGTCTATGACAATTTTGTATCTACAACTAAAAAAGAAATTACTAATTTAAAGACAAGCAAAATATTTCAAGTTTTTGGAGAAAATCTAGGAGATCTTATTACATTTTATAAAAATTTAAATATACGAGAACAACCAGACAATAAAGCATATTTAGTTAGTTACGAAAATAATATTGAAGGGGTTCAAAATATTCTAGATATGTTTAATAATAATTTGTATACAACTACAACTATTAATACTACTTTTTCTGGGGTTTAATTACCACTTACATCAGCATCAATTACTTTAGCATCATCAATTAATTGTTTGAGTAATTCTTCTCTATTTATAGTTAGACCTACCTGTTCATTACTTTTATCTTGTAATTCTTTTTTGCTTTGTATATCCATTTCTTTAACTTGTATCTTAGCTTCGTTAGCTTTATCTTGTAATAGAATTTTATTTAAACTCTCAATGGCTGATGCAGAAGCACCAATTAGTTTACTTAAAGCATCTACATCTCTTGAATCTGGGGCTGAAGTAATAAATTGCTTGACATCCTCAACGTAATCAACACTACCTTTAATTAGTTTTCCAGAATATTGTAGTAAAAAATCTTCTAATTTTTCTTTATCAAGATTAAAATCTTGCTTTTCTAATTCTTTTTTTGCAACGTTTACACCCTTTAATTGTGAGAGTAAATCATCAACAACAATATCTACATCATCATTCATTGTAAAAATATTTATTGCTGAAGTTGAATAATTAAACTAATATAGTATAATAGAGATATGGATAATGTAGTTATAAAGTTTGTTAAAACGCATGAAGATGCTAAATTACCTACTAAAGCTCATCAAGGAGATAATTGTTTCGATTTATATGCAGTGGAAGATACTGTAATTCCTAGAGGTACTTATGGTCCGGTAGATGATATTAAAATAGGTAGTGCAATTGTACCAGTAGGTATTACAGTTGGTTATATTTCAGAAGGATACGGCTTTGTTTTGAGACCTAAGTCAGGTTTAGGTTTTAAAGCTGGGTTACAACCTCATTTAGGTGAAATTGATAATGGGTATCGTGGAGATTGCGCAGTAAAAATGTATAATTTTTCAAATAAAGATTATACCTATAATAAAGGTGATAAAGTAGCACAAATTAAAATAGAAAAAATTTATGATACTACAATTGAGTGGTCTGATAGTATTGAAGAGGCAAAACGTGGGGATGCAGGCTTCGGGTCATCAGGTAAATAGGAACTTTGATATAATAGATTATGGGGAAAGTAACAAGACAAAAGATAACCGAAAGAAAAGTAGGTAATGCGAAGGTGAGAAAGACGGTAACTGTAACAGTTACAAAGCCATCAAAAAGAAAAAAATAATGTTTAATAACTTATACGTTGAAAAGTATAGACCTAAAACATTATCAGATTTGGTATTATCTGATAGTAATAGAAAGTATTTTGAATCTATTACCGAAGAAATACCAAATCTGCTTTTCGTTGGTACACCTGGTTTAGGTAAGACTACATTAGCTAGAATATTAGTAAATGATATATTGGAGTGCCAATATCTGTATATCAATGCTTCAGATGAAAATGGTATAGATACCATACGCTCTAAGGTAGTTGGCTTTAGTCAGACTAAGTCTCTCGATGGGAAACATAAAGTAGTCATACTAGATGAGGCTGACGGTATTACCATTGACGGGCAACGCGCACTACGTAATACAATGGAGGAATACAGTAGTATGACTCGATTTATACTTACAGCTAACTATAAGCATAAAATTATACCTGCCATTCAAAGTAGAACTCAATTCTTTGATCTAACTCCACCGTTTGATGATGTTGTCAAACGTGTTATCGATATTGTAAAGCAGGAAGGTATTAAGATTGAAACTGATCAGAAACCTAATTTTGTAAATCTAATAAAACAAAGTTACCCTGATATTCGTAAGGTATTAAATAGTATTCAAAAAGCTACTATAGGTAATATCTTTACAGTTGATCATAGCGTTGATAGTAAAGAGATAGTTAACGTTATCCACAAGCATATTGTATCTAAAGATTCTTTAAAACTTAGAAAGTATCTAATTGAAAACGAGAACGAGTTTCAGGGCGATTATCATAACTTAATGAAGCAGTACTTAAATTATGTATATACTTCTAGTTTGGATGACAATAAAAAACGTCAATATATAGTGACTATTTCAGATCACATGTATAAAGACGTATTTGTATTAGATAAAGAGATTAATGCTTTTGCATGCTGGGTTAATCTTGAGAAAATTTAATAAATAATTAAATGAAGGATGATTTACACCTTATCGCTGAACAATATGATATAGTTTTAAACGAAGCGGCCGAGACTGAGCGAAGAAAACGTAATGCAATTGACAATCTTCAAACAGCTCTAGATGTAATTGGTCTGGACCCCCTCTTCCAAGTCGGAACTACTGCGGATTTAGTAAATTTTGTAATATCTGGACTCAGATCAGGATTAGCTTTAGCAAAAAAAGAGAATGATATAGCTAAAGAACATGCAATTAACGCTGGTATATCCGCTATATCTTTAATACCATTTGCAGATGTAATTAAGATATTAAAATTCCGTAAATTAGGTAAACTAAAACGCCCAGCGACAAAGCTAGCTGTTCAAGGTGGTAAAGCTGCTAAAGCATATGGTGCGAAGAAAAAACTAGAAAGAATTGCTAATGCTAAATCTGAAAAATCGGATCAAGATAGTATCGATATTTAGATTAAAATAAAAGCTAATACCGCTAGTCCAGCTCCTGTTTTTGAATCAAGGAATGAACCGGTTTTGTCTAAAAGTTCAACCCACCAAGATGGTTCTTTAGATGGGTATTTTTCTGCTAGATCGTCCGCTAAAGTCTTTTTCAAGCGAAGAATTTCTGACTCAGGAAGATCATCTCCCTTTTCTGCTATTTCAGCTAATCTAATTTCTTTTTCGTACTTCTTTTCAAAATCTACTTCATCATTAAACTCTTCTAACCTTTCCTTATTTTTTCCTATAATATAATTTATAGCTTTACCTAAAATTCTAGCTCCTATAAATATCGAAGCAGTTACAGCAATACCTTCAAGAACAACTCCTGTAAATTCTTTAATCTTTCCCCAGACGAACCCGGTCGGATCACTCACCACATCGAATACTCCCTTAGCNCCTTCAACTGGCGCAGTTCCCGCAGAAGCTGGGAAAGGCATAAACGGCATATACTCTAATAAAACTTTTTGAAACTCAGCTTCTGCTTTTGCATCTTCGTGAAACTCTTGAAAAGTTTTCATTAACCTTCAATTGGCATATACTGCGAAGTATAATTTTCATTAACTGCAGGTGATTTAGTCGCTGGGGATGAAGGAATCTTAGTATTTTGTGTTGGATTTGACATTTCCGTTTTCTTAAGGCTATTACCTTGCTGTGTCATAGTTTGTTGCTGCTCTTCATTTTCTTCTGGTTCTTTAGGATCAATTTGCACTTTATTATGATACTCAGTATCAGGGTCTTTCGGTGTTCTGTTAATACCAGTATCAATAGGCTCTAGCATATCACTCGTAACGGTAACTTGGCCTTGCTGGTCAGTCAAACCATTAGCTATTTCTTTTGCTACTGTAATATAGAAAAAATTACCCCTATTATCACTATTGCCTGGGGCAGAGGAAGGGTATTCGGTAGATATACTTTTTACTTTATAATTACCTTCTGAGTCAAAATAGTCATCAATATATTTTTGTTGTTCTTTATTTTGGGATTTGTAGCCTTCTTTAGATTTATAATCGCTAGCTAATTTAACTAAACCACCAGTAGTAAAGCCGCTATTCATCTTTTTTTGAATATTTTCTATTAAATTTAAGAATTTTTTTGCCATAATATATTTATATTTATGTTGTCTAATAGTTTTTTCTATCTTTTTCCGGTGAAACTATATTAGTTTAAAAAAGTATCAGGTATAAATATTCATATGGCATGGTTGTTTACAGCAAGTACTATTATTATTAATCTATCATCAGCCGCAAGTTACGGCTCATCAGAGTTTTCTGGTAATAATCCAACTATCAATTTATCATTAAATGCAAACTATGATATAAATATACTACCCAGTACGTTTGATACCGCTATTAGAAATGGTATAAGTGATACAAGTGTTGTAACGGGGGTATATAACAACGATCCAACTTCCGGTATTACCAACAAAACTTTAATGTGGACGCCTAAAATAGCAGGTACCTATTATTATGTAAATACTAATAACACATCTATTAACGGTCAAATTATAGTAAGCTAATGAATATTGAAGAATTAAGAGAAAAATTATCAAAGGTAGATTTACTATCAGCATACCCATTCGTAAATGGTTATGGTATTTCCGCTAAAACTAATAAAGAAACAAATAATGATGAACTAGTAGTTCAATTTAATGTATCAAAAAAACTTGATAGTTCATTAATATCTCAAGATTATTTTTTACCGAGCACTTTATCTGCTCATGGAATAGATATTAAAACTAAGGTTACCGGTCAGTCTAAGCCTTCAACAAAATTTGAGTTCGATTATTTACCAACTGAAGAAATTGATTATATTAAAAAAATAAGTAAGGATGATATTGATACCTTAATTGAAGTTAATGAAATTGAACATGAATTAATGTGTGATATGGGTCAAGATTTTTACGATGCATCCAAACTATACAAGGCAACATTAGTTAGTTATTTTAATGATCAAAGCACGATAAATGAAAATCATAAGAAATCAAGACCTTTATCTGGAGGTTCCTCATCAATATGGTATGATGGAGGTGGTGATGCCACTTTAGGTATTTTGGCGAGGGATAAACAAGATAAATCCATTGTTGCTCTTTCAAATAGCCACGTTTACTCTGATGTACTATTATTAGGTGAAGAAGCAGCTAAGTATGGAAGAAATAATAATATGTTGTCTTTATCAGCAAGGCAGCCGGGTAGAAATAATTTTGGTAATTTAGATAAAACTGTCGACCATATAGGTATACCAAAAAGAACTAGTATACTTTCTTTCGATAATTCTAAAAACAATTTTGCTGACGCAGCTATTGTAGAATTATCTTCAACTGTCTTTGATGATAGTTCTAATTCAGTTATTTATTTTGAAGAAAAAGGACCATATGAATTTGCTACAAATCAAGAAATATATTCTATGGTTGATCCTGGGGCCCCTAATTACCAAAGCCCAGTTTTTAGAAGTGGTAGAACTTTAGGTCCACTTGGTTTTCCTGGCAATTTACACAAAAAGACAATATTAACAACGTTAAACTCATACAAACATCCAATTAATTTAACCCCGTTTTTATCAACATCTGACAGTACTAATATATTTAGCCAAGGTTTAAGTTCTATAACGGTAGGAGATACCACTGCTCTTGGCACACGACAAAATACCGGGCATATATTTTACCAAAGCAGAGATAGGACAAAAGTTTATATTACTGGTAGAAAACAAGGTTATATGTATAGAGCTGACTACCCAAGCGGGGGTGGATATGATATTTTTCCAAATCTTGCACTTTCTGCTGGGGATCAATTAGAATTAGCCATAGAAGATAATAATAAAATTAAAATTTTCGGTACGTATGATGGAATGGAAGGAGCTTTCTATGTAAACGATAACGATCAAGTATTTTTTGGAGGTGCAAAACCTCATAATCATCAATATAAGTATGCCGGTCGTTATACTTTTCGAGAAATAGAGGATGGTTATGGGTATTCAGGGGTTGGTTTATCAGGTAATTTTGTACAACCCTGGACAGAATTAGTTTTAAACGACTCAGATATTACTACACCTGGTATTAAAAAAGTATATTTTAGTGAAAAGGTAAGTTATATTTTAACCAACAATAATAAACTTTTTGTAAGAGGTGGAAACTTTTTATATCGACACCCAGTGGGTATTGAAGGGGATGACGCAAACATCATTTACTATAAACATAACAACACTGGTGATTATTATGCAAATAACCCGGCGTTATCTTCGATTTGGTTAGGACATCAAACAAGTTACCAGTTGTATAATGGTGGTCAAGCAACGGGATACGGCTCGCAGGGAGATTTTTACCCCACGTTTACCCAAATCCCTGGAGAATGGTTAGATTTTGCATGTGAGGCTAAGGGGTTATATAATAGTACTAGTCTTACTTTAGCTATATCAGCGAATAATAGATTATGTGCTGCATATCATACTATCAGTTTAAATGAAGGCCCGGACTACGATATTACCCCAGTTAGACCAACCGGAAGAATAATCCAAGGTTCACGAGTCAATTTGGGAGGTAGTTATATGATAGAGGGTTTGATTAATGATTTAATCGAGAATAGTTACGATGCTGTATTTTTATCTACCACAGGCGTCGCTTTAACATCAACACATGTTGAAACTTTGTGCAGTATGGCTTCATTTAATTTTACTGATAATGTTATACCAATTGTAATAGATGGGAATGAAGTATTCGTTAAAGAGATATTAACGAAAGAAAAGGGCATTGGCAGTCTTCCACAATATGGCGATCATTATCAAAGATATTTTGAACTGCCAGATTATACTAGTGAGCCCTGGGCTCGCTCTATTGGTTCCAACTTTCCGGTATACGGTATGCCCCGGAGGAAAGATTTCTCTACCGGTGAAGGTATTAATTTAATATCTGTAAATAATGAATTGATAAATTTGCAAGGTAGACGGGCAATGTTTGATAGAACCGGGGTTTTTAATAGTAATAACTCGGCGTTTTTAAGTGCCCATGGTGAACCAGTTATATGGAACGAAACATGTAAAAAGATTGCACCTATTACAAATAATACCGGTTACAGGCGTAATCCAGTGAATCCATTTTTTATATCTGGTGGAGATATTTTTATATACGGTGAAGCTAATTATAATTTTTCTGACGCGTCGGTCCTCTGGAGCGAGTTTTGGAGCAAAGCTAATATTTTTGGAAATGATATTCAAGCTCCTTTGAGCGCCGTCTTGGTAGATAACTTCCCGCCCCCGACGGCCACACCGGGACGGAGTCTGGCTAATGTTCAGGTTACAAATAATAGTAGTTTTAATCTAGAAAAGTATAGCTTTAAAAACGCTTTTAAATATGATAATTTTCCAAATTTTGACTTTATATCAGGATTTTTTAATGCCACGGATAACGGATACGTTGACGGTATTTGTAAATCTTCTATAGTTTTTTCTGACAATAACGGGGTTTCCGCTATTGGTTATAATGTTAATGATGAAATGCATTTAGAAGATATAAGATATAATAGTGATATAATCGTAGATTCAGTCGATTTTACGCAGCGCATCACTTTTAATACCGCGGTGCTAACTGTAAATAATAATTTTTCTATAAAATCAAAATTTGAAAGATTCCCGGTGACGAAGAGCGGTGATTCTGGTACTGCAGTATTCGGTTTATTAAGTTCCACAATACCAAGTTTGAGTACATGGAAATGCCTTGGTTTGGTATATGCCGGGCCGACACCCGCGAACAATGCGCCGGGTCTTTGCTGTTCTATAGAAAACATATCAAATGAACTAGATATTGAGTCATGGCAAGGAGGCATTTAAATGGGGACAAGAACTGACATAATTTCTTTAGATAATCAGACATCAAATGTCTATAGAGTTACTCTCTCTGGTAGAGAATATACTGCGGTAGGTGTTTCCAATGACCATGTTATACAAAATGTAAGTACACCTGATACGAATTATAACCCAGGCGCACCAGACCCAGTATCAGAGCAAAGTTATAGTATTATACCGTTATCAGCTTCTGTAGATGAAGGTACATCTTTATCTGTTAGTATATCAACAACTAATGTTTTTAACGGCGCTGTATTATATTGGACCGTAACAAATGGTGGGGATTTTGTTATAAATACAGACCAAGTAACTATTACCAATAATTCAGGTCAATTTAATGTTACACCTATAGCTGACTTAACAACTGAAGGTCCTGAAACTTTTTATATAAATTTAAGGACGGGTAGTAATAGTGGTCCTATTGTCGCTGTATCTAATGCATTAACAATTAATGATACAAGTATCACACCAGATCCACCTATACCTACATATGCAATAGCTGCAGATGAAGATAATGTTGATGAAGGCTCCGCATTAAATGTAACAGTTACAACTGAAAATGTTGCAAATAGTACAACTTTATATTGGGATACTGCATTACTTGGACAAACCTCATCAACAGCGGATATTGTTCCTGCTGAGGGGGAAGTAATTATTAATAGTAATTCAGGTAGTATTATTGTAACGCCGGATGCGGATTCTTTAACTGAAGGCCTAGAATCATTTTTTGTATTATTAAAAACAGGTAGTAGTTCTGGACCGATAGTCGCTTCAACAGGCCTTATAACAATTAATGATACCAGTACTGATGAGCCGACACCACCACCAGGAGAGCCAGAACCAGAAAGCCCTACACCTAGTCCCCCACCGGTAGCATCAGCCCTCGTCTCATCAGATGGTGATACAAATCAAACCAGTAATAATATAATTAATATATTTGCAAATTTTGATACCACAGCAGTAACAGACCCTGAAAGAGAATATTATAACTTGCCAAGAAATGAATTACCTGTATTAAACCAGGTTACTGCTAGTACAAGAGTAGTAATAACTGAAAATGCTCCAATAGATAAGTTAGTATTTAGTACCACTGGTATTGACGGCTACGGGTATAACGATACTACTTTTAATTTCGATACTAATTATTTTCAGAATCAAATTATATATTTTACCGTTAGAGTTAAAACGGTGAACAATTACCCAGCCAAATATTTAAATAATTTAAATATTGGTAATGGTTCTACTAATGATACTATAACAATTGATTTAAAAGATGAAAATAATAACTCTTTAGCTGCTTCTATATCTAGTGATTTTGGTGTATTATCAGCAGATGTTGTTGGAGGATTTTTTAAAGGAGCTTTTCAGTATAATGGTTCTGCTAATAATGTAAAATTAAAAGCTAAAGCAACGTCAAATAATGTGCCGGTATTTGGTGAAAGTAATACTTTTAATATAGTGCCTGTTAGTGGTAGTAAGGAATTTCGTAAGATAAATGAAAATAACAATCAAAAAGATAATTTTATAAGTTATTTATACCAACCTAATTTAAGAGATAATCCTAGATTTTTTACAGATATAATAGGTCAAATAGTTGGCGATGCAAATGACCCTAGTACCCTTGGGGTAAAGGTTTATGAGAAAATATCTAACTTTTTGCTGAATTCAAATGATATAGAATATGCAAATATAGATAATTTAATTAGTAACCTAAAACTAATTGATAGCAATGTTAATAAATTCTCAGAAAGCTACCCAGCAAGTCTAAAACGTATTGTCGATTTTTTCAGCGTTAACCGTTCAAAGATAATACCTATAAAAAATAAATTCAACCAAGACTTTAATAGTAAAGGTAGATCTGATAGCGGTCTAGGTAAAAATTTAGGTAGTGAAATAAAATTATCAGATACCCTATCTGGCGGGGATAATTTTAAACCCATAGTAGCCTATGAAAAATTCAGTCAAAGATATTATATGCTTAATACTGACCCTACAAGTGGTTTTGATTTTAGATATTTAGGAAGTAATAAAACCTATCAAATATCATCGTATAATACAAACTGGGGTTGGGGGTTAGTTTTACCTGATGGAGTTGGAGATTTTACATATATGCTTGATATTAGTGGTAATAATCTCGTTTTAGAAAACGGTTTTAGAATTTTAAATGAAGATAGAGGTTTAGATACTAATCAAATATCAAAATATTATACTTTTTTTGAATATATTTCAACGTCTAATAACAGTAATATATTTGCATTTTATGATGATGCTAATATAAATTCAAATAGTGACCTATCATCTTTAAGTGCAATTAATAATAGTATTGATGAAATTATATTAAAAGATATCTATTCAGGTACGAAATTAATTTAATTGAATTTTAATACTTTAGTTTTAAATAGATATACGAAAATTGATATATAATTTTCATTATAAATATTAATAGATGTCTTTATCTCCAACATATCAAAATTTAAGTGCTTTATCACCTCTTTATTTTAAAGATTCTGATGAAAAACTAGAATTTATTAATCAAGATAAATTTACATTGCAAGGTTTAAATTTAGTTACATATAATATTAATCAAAGTGCTAATGATAGTTTTATAAAAAATTACTCAGTAAACAATCTTATTAAAGATAAATCTTCTAGTGAAATTTTTAATTTAACTAGAAAAATAGATACACAAGATTTAAATACAAAATTACATTTTAAATCTACCCAAAATTTATTAAGTGCGACATTTTTCTTACAGGTTCTTACTACAGAAGATGATAAAGAAACAGTAGCAACGTTTAATATTGATTTAGAAAATCTTAACGGTTCAAAATTTTTAGTAGATTTTGTAAATAAAGATTTTTGTACAGTATCTTTTTTCGACGGTAAAATTCCTAAATTTTTATATGATGCTAGCCGGGATGCATTAATTTTTAAATTTTTAAGTACTGAAAAAATACCATTAACATCGTTTTATTATTTTAATTATTTTTATGATAGTGAAAATAAAAAATTAAGATTATATAAAGATAATAACATAGTAACAACTGTAACAACAGTTTTAACTACTAATGCAAAAGCATTATCCACAGGGTCTGATGGTTATCAGTTTTTTGTTAATACATTATTATCAGCAGAAATAGATTCTATAGGATTATTACCATCAAATGAGGAAAGATTATCAAACGGTACTATAAGTGTAGGTAATGAAATTAAATTATTGAATAATGATAATATTGATCAATTTACATATTATGATTTTCAAGATAACTATAGATTATCGAACGATACAATTAGCGGAGTTAAATATGATTTTTTAACTTATTACACTTATTCAAATGTAATAACAGGTGATAAAAATTATGCTAATTTAAAGTTTTTTAACTTAAAAAATCATATATCTAACGATAATATCGCTTATGGCGGACCATTAGAAAATAGAGATGACAATTTAGAATATAGGGGTAGAGAATATCAAAATTTTACTAATCAAAAAAGTAAAGAAAAAGATTTTGATAATATATCTTTAAATTATACTTTTTTCGATAAAGAATATAAAATAGGGTCTAAAGACTACACAGCGTTTACATTACCAGGTGATCTATTTCCTTTCCGAAAAATTAATATTAATGATACCGGACTTGCTACTAATGGATCATTTGCAGCAACAAGTCCGTATTTCAGCGATAAAGTATTCAAGCTAACCGATACAAATAAAAATAAATTACAAAATAGTTTTATAGAAGATCAGGAATTTTTAGTATTGCAAAATGATGTAAGTTTATTTGTGTTGCAAAGTGGAGATCTGTTAGGTTTTCAAAGTATAAATGATACACAGTCAAATGATATTTTCGGTGATTATTTATGTACATGGTTAAAAGGAGATGGAATAACTAAAGGTGTATGGTTTGATAGATATTATCTACCTAAAGAAAATTCATATACAGTATCATTCTCCGGTAATTCAAATATTTTTAATAATACAACCCAAGCTGCTGAATTTTTTAAAAATAATGAAACCGATTTAGTTTATTATGACTTAAAGAGTAATATGACATTCGAACCAAGTGCATCATACGGTTATCAGCGAATTAATAATAAACAAATTAATACTTATATCGATGGTCAAAAAGATAAGTTAATAAAAGATTCATTTAATATTCAAACATCAGCTGTACAGATGCAAGATATTAATGAAGTTAATCTTAATGACACGAAAGGTTATGATAATTTAGATATACAAGCAATACCTAATAGAGACTTTAATATAGGTTTCGAATTAGAATTAGATTCTCTCTCATCTTTAGATTCATTTCAGCTAGCTGGTAATTTATATGAAGATGGTTTTGCTTTGAAAAATAACTTTTTCTTTACACCGTTTATATTTATACCACAAGGTAATGTGGTTCATATATATGATAATAATTTAAAGTTATTGAGATCAAATACATATAAAGATACAGAAAATATTTTAGATGTGCTTTATATAGAACAAAATAATAATATAGTTCTAATTTGCGATAATAGGGTAATAAAAACTAATTATTTCGGTGAGATACTAAATGAAAGATTTCCGGATGACGGGTTTGCTAATAGTGCCCTTTTGTTGGAAATTATTAAATCATATAAAAGTAAAACATACTATGGTTATAATAATGTATTTTTTGTCAGTAACCAATATATAACTAATGATTTTCTTATAAATTTCGATTTAAACAATCTTATACCCCTTCGGAGCTCGATTCTACAACAACAATATTTATCTGACCCGTTATCAGCTTCGTATGATAGTTTAGTACCAACAGCGACTGGTAGTTATAGATTTCTTAATGGGGTTGAACCGAATAAATTAAACAATAATGTTGCATGTTCATTAGATAATGTTAACAGATTTATATCTAAGCAATTAATACCAGGTGAAGCCTTTTTAACAACATCATTATCATCCGAACTAAGTGGTGGTATAATACAAGGTCAGTCTTATGATGAAAATTATTATACCGTTATTCAAACTGCAACCGGTGAACCAACTTTTAATAGTTCATTTTTAACTTATTTTGACTTTATACAAGATGGGAGAGCTAGAATTGTTTTTGATAATTTAAACGTAGTTCAAAACGAAGACCCAATTTTAGATAGTATAAACGCTCAAATTTACGATATTAATTCGGTTAATGAAAGATTATTTGTACAATATGTAAACTTAACAGCTGGTAAAGGGTTTGTGCAAGAGTTTACCCCAGAAAGATTTAAACTTTCAGCGTATGAACTAAGTGAAACGGTAAATACTGGTTATAAGATAGATTTTCTTGAGGAAAATAAAGAATTAAAGATAATGTCATTTGCAAGAGACTTATCATCAAATATAGTTGTAGATAAGATAAACGCGACTACCGGTCAACTTGAAGAAACGTATAGTTTATTATTAACTGGTCTCGATACTACCAGACGTACTATTTATGCTGCTAATCAAGAAATACCTGTATCGACATTCGGGACTAATTCATTAACTGCTCTTTACCCGAAAGGTTTGTACAAATACAGAAGAATAGAAAATAATGCATATGAAGATATTATAGCATTCAATTCTGGACTATCTACTAAATTTGTAGAATTATCAGTTAACAGACCTCATTTTACCCCAATAAATTATCACGCAATCGATCAAAAGTATAGCTCCTATAGAGATCAGTTAGTATTTAAATTTAATCTTAACTCCTTAATTGATGTCGAAACTATAACTGAAAAATGGAACAATGCAGGGCCGCCTTTAACAGCTACAGGTTATTCTGCATTTACTTGGTCTAACCCAGTTTCATCATTAAGTGCGTGGGATGGAGAGTTTATAATAACAAGCTCAGAAGATTTAGCTAATGTCGAAATAATATTTGTTGTACCAAACGTTTCAATTAAAAATTATTTTAATATCGATTTAGACTTAAATTTAGGTAAAATAAAATTATACAATAATGGTCTATTTTTTGGAGATATATCTTTTAATCCGAACCTAATACCAATTGAAAGAATTATCTATCCAGAATTATTTATAAATACACAAAATATTCGAAATATACCTATTGATGAAATAATAAAAGATATTTCATATAATAGTTCGGGGGGAACTTTAAAGAACATAAAAGTGCATAACACATCATTTGATCAAAGTTTGATAAATTATTTAGAGTTACAGACTAAACAAATAGATCCTTTATATTTTAGAGTACCATGTGGAACTAGAAATAATAATGAAGAAATTGATACGTTATTTACATACAAAATTCCTGGTAATATTAGCAATCATATAAAAGTGAACATTAAAGATGTTGATATAAATAATGATATAAAACAAAAGTTAATTGATTATTTACAGCGTTCTGTAGAAGTTATTACACCATCTCAACAAAAATTAATTTATAACATCGATTAAAAACATATGTCAGCAAATAATATAACAACAGATTTTTATGTCGGTCAAGATTTAGAAAACAACTCTAGTGATGAATATAAATCAATAACAACTGCAAAAAAAGTAGCATTTACAAAAGGAAATGAATTTACTTTCGATGGGGTCGATTATATCGGTTATTATAACTATGATGGTACTAATTTTTACAAAACTAAAACCTTAAAAGATGATAAACTAGTAGTTGTCGAAAATGTAAATACAGATATTATTGATTCAAAAAAATTCTTTGATAGAACTATTTTTACTGAATTAAACCCCTCATATGTGTTAGATGATATTTTATTNAAACCTAATGAAATAATAAATAAAAATTCAATAAATTTTAAACTTAATTTATTATATGATAACTTTATTGATTTGTATAGATTTTCAAATATTAATAACCCTTTAATACCGACAGATTTTAATGCATATGCAGTATTATCAACCACATCAACAAGTACTGAGTGGCAGTGGGTGTCATCCGACGTTAGATTTATTTCCGGTGGTCTTGACCCAAGCTTAATTTCTTTTTCAGCTTATAATGAACAATTTTTTGAAGTTGATAAAATGAATACCATAGCTTTGAAAAGTACAAAGGAACCTGAAGAATATACCCTATTTGTAACTACTAGTTCTTACTTATTCGCATATCAATTAGATCGAAATGATACAATGTTTGATCTTGTATTAAGTGCTGATTCAATTGGTATCGATGGTATGCTTAAATTTGAAAATATTACTAGCATGGCAGCTGATAAAGAAAACGATATTCTTTATTTAAATGACAGAGGCAAACAACAAATTTTTAAAGCTGAAACAAAAACAATTATTAATAAAGACCGTACCGGTGTTAGACAGTTTAAATTATTAGAAACTATAGGGGGTAAAGGAAAAGATAATACTAATTTTAATGATAATACATATATAGAATATGGTAACGGTAATATATTTGTATTTGATGCTGTCGATAACAGTATAAAGAAGTTTAGTGATAGATTCGTTTTTAAACTCAGATATGCTAATGTAAATTTATTTACAGAAAATGAATTTATTAGTATGACGTATAATCATACATTCGATTTACTGTACATATTAACTAAAACTTATAAAGTTGTAGTATTAAATGCTAATAACTTTGAAGAAGTTGATAGGTATACATTAACCAGTAACCCGTTTGAATTTTCTATACCCCTTATAGGGGCTTTTGAACTGCCAAGTAAAATAGTTTTTTCTGAGAATGATAGTAATGTTTACTATTTACAGACAACAAAAAACGTATATAAATATTTTGTAAATACTCAAACCAAAAATATTGAAAGATTTACTATTGATATTTCATTCGATTCTGTAAATATGTGGAATACAATATTTGCTAGATTTTCTGCTTTTGATACCAAATGGGACGAACTACCAGATTTCGACAAATTTACATTAGCATCGACCGGATTAACAATAATAGATAGTAATGTAGAAGATACAGATAAAATATTATTATGGTCAAATAAGAGAATATTTAGTTTTAATGACGATAATAATCACGTTTCTTTATTGAATACAACAAGACCTAACTTTTATAAGAAAAGTGAAATATTTTTAAATGATGAATATTTTAATAATATAACGTTTAATTCTACTATATTCAGGCATTTATTTAACTTAAATTTATTAAGTTCAAATTTAAACAAACAGATACTTGCTGTATTCGATACAATAGAAACTGATGGTTATTTAAGATTTAAGGACTTCTTAGAAATATCATATGAAGATAAAGAAATATTAGATTTAAATAATCAAAAACAATACTTCGCCGGGGTTAATGAAACATTAAATGGTAATACATTAAATAGAATAATCACTAACCTTTTCGAATATCAAAATAATATTATACAAGCAGTCAAAACTAAAAGAATTGGTGAAAGGATACCCATTTTAAAGACAGTACTATTAGATAAATAATTATATGTCAACTTCAGTAACAGGCTTAGCAGGTGAAATAGTAGCGTTCACATATCCATCACTTATAAAAGTGGCCGATAATGGTAACATGCCTCCGGTTGCTAGTGGTAATAGAAATGGGCTCGCAGTTTTTACTCACCCTAATAGATCTGCATCACCCACAGCTTTATCAAGATTATCAGACGGTAGCGGTATTGTAGGCTCATTAGCAATAGGACCACAAACCGCCGGAGCTAAAATATTTGGCCCATTACTAGTAGATGGCGGTACTGGTAGCGTCGAATCAAAAGTAGTAGAAATTAAAAATGGAGGTCTTTGCCTTGAAAAACAAATTTGTGCAGCGGGTACAGGTACCCATACTATCAACGGTACCGCACAGCTAGGAACATTAAAAGTTACTGATGGCTCGACTTTATGCGGTGCTATTTTAGGCTGTAATAATTTAGCAATATGCGGTACTTCTACTTTAAGCGGTTGCGTGACACTGCACGGGGGTCTCAATGTTGACAGTGGTAATCTTTTCGTTACCGGTACTATTGACGCGACTGATGATATTACAGCATTTAAAACATCAGATAAAAGACTTAAAAATAATATTATCAAAATTGATGATTCAAATGATGTAATTAATAGTTTGAATGGCTATAAATATGAATGGGATGAAAAAGCTACACAAAACGGGGAAGATGTTGGTGTAATAGCTCAAGAAGTTAAAGAATTTATACCTTCTGCAGTTAGAGAAAATGGAAAAGGTTATCTATCAGTAGATTATGTAAAACTTATACCATACTTAATTGAAGAGATAAAAAGCTTAAACAATAGAATTAAAATATTAGAGGAGAAATAATGGCAACTTTATTAGGAAAAAATATAAATGAAACGTACGAAGGTTTACTAAAAACCTTTACTAATCAGTGCCTNGGTTCAAATAACACAATTTCAGATGGTTTAGGTAATCCTACTGCTTTAAATTTAGGCAGTTCTGGTAATGGTTCTTCTTTTGATAATTCATTAGTAGTCGGTACTACTTTACTCGCTTGTAATGCTCTTACCACTAATAGCAATCTGTGTGTAAAAGGTTCCGGTACATTTGATAACAATATTAAGGTTACCGGTAATACCCTTGTAACTGGTAATCTAACAGCTTCAAACTTTTTATTTGCTGGAGCGGGTTGCTTCAATGGTGGTATTACTTTTAACAATACAATAGGAGTTTGCGGTGTATCAAACGTAAAAGATACTAACGTTACCGGGTGCGTAGATATTACGTGTGATTTAACTGTAGGAGGTACTATTAGTGCTAGTGGTGATATTATTGCGTTTAACACATCTGATAGTAGATTAAAAGAAAATTTAATTCCAATTGATTCTGAAAATTTTGTTAGTAATTTAACTGGCTACGAATTTGACTGGAATGAAAGGTCAAAAAGATCTGGTAAAGGAAAAGGAATTATAGCTCAAGATTTATACAATATTGATGAAAGTTTAGTTAGAGAAAATGGCGATGGTTATCTCACTGTAGACTATACAAGTCTTATACCTGTACTAATTGAGGAAGTTAAAAGATTGAGCAAAGAAATAGATTCGTTAAAAAATTTACAACACCATTAATTAAACGTAGGCTCGAAATAACGGAAACTACCAAAACCTGAAGTACCCACTAACGTACTATCATCAGCTGATAACGTGCTTAGTAAAAGCTCCCCTGAAGACAATTTACCATATATAAAAGTACTATTAGTTTTTACACCATCAATAATTTCAAATTTTTCATCTGGTGATGTAAAGAAGAAACTTTTATTCTGATATTGGAAATTAGTATTATCTAAATAATTTTCTTCTAATTGTAAAGGTGCATTATTTCCGTCTACACTAAGATTTATCTTGTAATTATTAGCTGACAATTCTTGTGATGTTGCAATATTATTAAATCTCGTTATTAAAAACTTTACTGTACTTTCACTTTCATTTTGCGTTTCTGCATCTTGCGTTAGAAAAATTTTATCAGGTACCGGGTCTTTAACGTTAATAACAAAACCTTCTCTAGATCTAAAAAAGTCCCCACCACTTGTAGCAACTACTAATGTAACTTGAAAATTACCAGATGTTTTATACGTATGGAATGCTGAAAGATTATTTTCAATAATGGTACCATCACCAAAATCTATAAAAAAATTAGTATCTGAAATCATAGGATCAGCGGTTGAAAAATCAGGTACAGCATAAACCCCACCTAAGTTACCTGAATATATAGTACTACTAAGATCTGTGCTATTAGAAGTACCTCCTAATACTTTATCAAAATTTCTATTATATATACCAAGCTGTATAACTATACCTGACAACGAACTATAATCTTTATTAAAACTGTAATTCATTTTATGCGTTTTCTACAATAATATTAGATAGTATGGATTTATTTGAAAGGTAAGGGTACTTAAAGAATGGTAATTTAATATCACTACCAATTATCTGTATATCATTATCAGGGTATATAGGGTTATAAACAACAAGACTAATTCCTTCGACTTCATTAACTTGGACATTATTAACAATTCGTCTTGTTCGTATATCTTCAATACCTTCAATATTAAAAATTTGATTACTTATCTCCTTTAAACTTACTAAATCACCTAAATTTAAAGAATCAAAATAATTAATAAATATATTATTAATTCTTTCTTTTATTGCTTCTGTACTTGAATTACTTAATACGTTTCTCTTTATAACTAAAAAAGACTCATTGTTTATATCTTTAGTAATAGTTTCAGTTTGATTTTCTCCTTTTCTGGCTCCTAAACCAAATGAAGTATATACCGGATCTACAGGTACAATATTAATATTAGCCTGTTGTTGTTCTTTAAATGAATTTATAATTGATGATTTTTGAGAGGTTGAAACAAAATTAAGATTATCATTTTCATCGACATTGTTAAATTTAGATACTAAAAATAAATAAACATTATTAATTTGATTTATAGAATTAAAATTTACCTGGTTAAATAAAACTCTACTATCATCATTTGGTTTATTTAAACCAATATTTAAAAAATAATTTAAATACTGATCAACATAATCATCATTATTAACTACACTAAACGATTTTAAAACTTGCGAAAAATTAGCAGAAAGAAAATCATTATAATCTTTTATGGTTATAATTCTGTTTTGTAATTGGAAATTTTTGGCAGCATTATTTCTAATAGTTTCAGTATCTTCTTTTTCTACTGGTGGTGTTGATTGAAGGCTGTTCGAAAAATTTAAATACTGAAGTTGTTGCGTAGTTAAAAAATTAAATGTATTATTGTATATATCTTGACTAATTTGATTGAATCTAGGAGTAGTATATAAAATTAATTTACTACCATCTAATACTCCCGGTGATATAACTCCTGCTTGCCCTGAACTTTGTATATAATATATAAAAATACTATCACCTTCATTAAGTTTTTTACCAAACACTCCATTACCAAATTTAAATTCGTAAAGTCCATTTTCATTCAATCGTTTTTCGAATACAGTTGAATCTGAATTTTCTAAAAATAAACTTGACGTTTCAGTATATTCAAGAATTTTTTTAGTATCAGCGTCCTGCACATAAATTCCAATAGAACCGCTATCTATATCAATTTTTAAATTATCATCATTACTTTTCACTGCCAAAGTTACAGATTCAAAATCTTCCCCTAACGCAGTTATTTCTGGATACTCAAAATATTGACCCTCTCTTAAAATATTTTCACTTGAAAAATTCTTTAAATTTTGTTCACCTGGTACAGTTTTATTAAAAGTACTATCATTAATAAATGAATAATAAAGACCGCCTACAGCAAAATAACTATACCGTTTAATTGTATATGCGTCTTGTGGTAGTAAACTTGAAACGTTTAAATTAAATGAAAGTAAAGAAGTTTGATAACCTTTTGGCTTATAATCAATCAATTTAACGATTCTATTCATATTTTCATATATACTTGTATCGGTAAACATCGACTCTGCAGACGTTTGATTAAGATAAAATAAAAGTAAATGGTAACTATAAGCAATAACGTCAATTATAGATGACATATTACTACCTTCAAAAGACTGGTCAGTGTATACACCACCTTGATTCAATCTTGTTTGAATGAGTTCTTTTAGTGATTTTGCATCAAAAGCAGTATAACTGTCTCTTGATAGACTAAAATCAGTTAAATTTTCCTTCGCCATAAATATATTTAATTAATAACTATAAAAACCAGATTTGTTTAATCTACCTTTTAAATTTAAAGGATTATTATTAAATTCAGGTATATTAATTAGTAGATTTAATTCATATTCCCCTGCTTCAATATCTGCTACAACCTCAATTTCATTTATTTGTATCCTTGGTTCAAAACCAACAAAAGTATTATTTATTGTCTCACCAATTACAGTAGCTCTTGCCTTTGATACAGGTAAGAATAAAAGATCTCCAAAGTTCATACCAAATTCCGGGTTAAGTATTTTTTGACCTGGAAAGGTAGTTATTAAATTAATTAATGAATTTTTTATAGCTTTAAAATTAACCGATGTATTTAAATCTTTTAAATTTTCCGGACTTTCTAATTGGTCTCCCTTTACTACACCCACATTTACTTTCAGATCAATATCCCTATAAAGTATATCATCAGTCTGATTTATTACAGGTTCTAAAATATTTAGTTTTATAGGCATATAGATATTTAGTAAAAGTTATTATGTACTAATAAAATTATATAAAGTATTATTTTTATCAATTAAATTAAATACAAAATTATCATTATTGGTTTTTTGGCCGTTAATAGCTTTTAACTCTAACGGTGTTAAGTCTGAAATTAATTTTATAGCAACTAAATTAATAGTAGTTATACCACCATTTTCGTAATGTAATTTTATCGAACCAGTTGATGATATTGCATCATTAAATGATGTATAAATATGGCTAAAATTACTTAACTTAAGTGTATTATCAGATGATTGAAACTTTGAATATATTGTATCGGTACTATTATCACCGTAATCTATTTCCGCTTTATATAAACTCATACTGGCTGATAATTGAGTCACATTTTGTAAATCAAAATTTATATCAGTTGTACCAGAGTAAGCAAAAGTAACTGTTCTAGAGAAATCATCTTCTGGGAATGATAATGATGGTAAAGTTAAATCCCCTGAACCTGGTAAAAAATTAAAAGTGTCAGATAATTGAGCTGCATTTATAACTGCATTTCTCGTATTAGTAATAGCTGAATTATTAAAATTTGTAAAAAGGTCATTAACAATAATGGAAATTTTATTATTAACTATTTTATAATTAAAATAATGTAATACTAGTGATTCGTTTTGATTTAAGAAAGTTGTTGTTAAAATATAAGAATCATCATAACTATTATATTTTAAATCACTATTAACTAATCTATTAATTGTTACACTAGCATCAGGTGAATTGAAATTGAATGTATTTAAAAAGTAAGTAGATGTTTCTGTGTTTCTAGTACTTATTTCATCTATAGTTTTCTTCTGTGTATCGAACTTATATAATTCATAACGAAATGTATTTGAATTACTTGAACCTGATAAACTTATATTAAATTTATATATCGAACCAGCATTATAACAATCTTTTGTAATGAATGCAAAACTAGGATGGGTTTGATCTTTTTCAATTATTAAAGGAGAAATTATTTGTTCTATATAATTACCATCATATTTAAAAGTATCAACAATTGAAAATGAACTTAAATCTATACTATATGTATCTTCATAAACATTAATATCTAAGATATCAGAACTAGTGATTTGTTGATATAGAGTACTATTATGTGTAAATTTATTATAAATAGTATTGAAGTTTGAACTAGATAACGGTTTTAACGTTTTAGTCGTTACATCTTTAACATATATTGATTTTAAACTATTAATTTTACCACTAAAACCAGATAGTTGTTCAATAACGCCGTATCGGTTTTCGGAAATATCAATTGTATTACCTGATTCAAATGCAGCATTTTGAACGATATCTATATCAGCTGTATTTCTTATTACACCTCTATTAGGTATTACTTGTATATATTCATTACCGTATATATCTGTTTCAATTTTATCCACTGAACCATAATTAACTAGATCAGTAACTGAATCCGGAAATTGACCACTATTATTGATATCGATACGTCTATTTTCTAATGATTGGTATGAATGGAAATAATGATTTCTTTCATTGGCTTTAACTGTGTTACGTGAAGAGGAAGAAGAAATATTCTTATAACTATTATTATCAAAATAGAAGTTAAAGGGGTTATCTCTTTTTGTGTTACTTAAGTTTATCACATCCCCATATTGATCGGGGTCTGGAAAAACATACACATAATTATCAATTAGTTTAGATTTTATTTTTCTTATGTATTCACCGTCTACCTTTAAAATAGAAAATTTAGTAGGGTTAAAAAATAAACCAATATCTCTTTCAAAATCACTAGGTATTTTTTCTTTAGCCATTACTGAAGGGAAGTTAATATTAAATAAATTTTTTGCTTTATTTTTAGCCTCAAACAATTTACCAGATACAAATTCAGTACCAGTATTGCTCAAATAGTAATAATCAGTACCTACTAAATGTTCAGATAATTCAGCTTCAAAAAGAACTCTATAAGTATCGGTATCATTAGTAATTTTATAATCTATAAAATCATCCCGACGTAATAGACTTGTATTAACTTCATTAAACTCAACTACTAATTTATATGGGTTTAATTCGGTAAGAGTAATCTTATTGTTATTTAGCACCTCTACCAATGCTTGATCAATATCTAAAAATGAATTTACATTTATATCATTAGTAATATACGTTTCGTTTGCTTCCACAGAAAGTGGGTTAACATCGAAATAATCGTTAAATGTATCGTACCCTAATTCTATATCAACCCTTAAAGATGATAATGAAACAACATCTCCGGTGTAATCAGGACTAGTAAAAAAATTAGCAATGTTATTTCTAATTTGATCTTTAACACTTAAGTTACTACCTTTACCTTGTTTTTCTCTTAATTCTCTTTGGAATGTATTTCTTTTTTCTCTATAATAATCTAAAATTTCTACTATTTTTGCTCTATAAAATGGTATTATCTTAGTTAGAGAATCTTTATCGAAAAAATCAACAGTATTAAAAAATCTTCTTTGTTCTTGTGTAGAATATTTTAAAGTTAAATCATTAAAGAAGTTTAAATAAATTGATCTAATATTAACTGAGTTATTTTTATTATTATCAAAATCAGTTTCTTTCCACTTTTCTAAGTATTTTTTATATTGATTGAAATTTTCCAAATCATTAGTATCGATAACTTTTACATAATTTAAATACTCGATAAAATTAAATGGGCTACCGACGTCAAATTTATCGTCAGATAAAGTATTAGTTATACTATTATTAACAACATACTCTGTGAATTTTATCATACTATAATATTTAATACAGGTTAATAACTATCAAATTAACTAAAACCCTCCAGTATAATCAGCTGAAGCTGGTCCTGAATATGTTTCAGCGTTGGTAGCTGCTCCATAGGTCGCTGCACTTGACAATGTTTTAGAATATGTTTCGTCAATAGTTATACCACTTTTTTGAGTATTAAATTGTGGTGAAGCAGGAACTCTTTGATCGCTATTGATACCATTATTTTTAGCTGAATTACGCACACTTTGATTACCATCAGTTAACGTTAAAGGTAGATTATTAAATGTATGAGTATGTGGATAAGTTGCAATTGTATCAGCTATCGGTATACCGGTCTGGGTACCACCGAACACTGGTACAGTAGCTGAACCAGGCCCATCTGTCCAAAAATAGTCTACGTACCCGATAATAGCTCCTTGTACAGTTTGTCCTAATACTTGGGTTGTATTTGTTACTTGCGTTTCAGCCGGTGCAGTTACATGTTGTAAATAAGTTTCTCCTTCTACTGATAAACCTCCACCAATTATTACGTTCTTATTTACCCCAAGACTACTATCTACTAAAACTTGTCTTTGTCTTTTATTACGTAGTTTTAAAATTTCTGCACTTATATTAATTACTTTAGCATCTAAATTAATTTCATTTTCCGAACCAATGTTAACTTGTTGACCAGCTACGTTAGTAATGCTACCAGATATATTAGTTGGTCCGTATGATTTTAGATTAATACCACCAGCACCTACCATAACATTATACCTATTATTAACATTTAAATTATATGTACCACCGGGTAAATCTTGAACATCAACATATTCAAGTAACGGACCAGAATCACTATTAACATAAGTAGCTTTACTACCTACAAGAACTTCATTGTTTATTAGTTTACCAATTGGATCGAATCTAATACTACCGTAATCATTCATTACTGTTCCAATATTTTCTAATTTATTTTTACTAATTTCAATTATTTCACTACCACCAAGACCGAAATCTCTTTCTTTAATCATTAAATCAGCTTGAACTTTTGTTATTTCTTCACTTAAATTTTTGTCTTCTGGTTTCCAATCACCGTCTTGAGTTGATAGACTCTTACCTTTCCCATTACTGAACGTATTACCTGATTCATCAGGCCAATCATCATCAGTAGTACCTATATTTGAACCAGGTGGGGATTTAGGTTCGGTTCCTGTTGATAACACCTTAAGGTTATTATCATAATAAGGGGCTTGACCACCGTTAAAGGTTCCTGATATATTTAATTCTGGAAAACCGGAACCAGCAAATGTATTTATATTGTTTAAACCAAAATATTTTTTAGAGTTAGTAACAGGAAAATCAGCAAACGACCCAGACCTTTTTTGGTCAATGCTATTAAGTCTTAAAATAATATCACCATTTGAGGTAACATTATTATTTTCAGTTCTTTTTATATCAAACAATTGTTTTATATCTTGTATTACACCAAAAGCTTGCTTCCACTTATCAAAGAATGCATCGTTTAAATTACCAATTTTTTTATACTTATCTCGTAAAACAATTTCATCATAATTTTTACCAGTAAATTCATTTTTGAACCCTTTAACAGTATTGAATTCATCATTAATAACAAGCTTTTGATTATTTTTAGTAGCTAGCTCTGAATTGGTATTATTATTAAACTCTTTAAACGAACCAGAATAATGGGTTAATTTTATTTTTTCATTATGATCAGTATTGTTTATTTCAAAAGTACCTCCTTTTTGATTTAAAACATATTTGTTCCTATAAGTTTTTACGTTATAATCTTCTTCAGTAGAACTACTATCATAATTTTCATATTTTCCAGGGTAATCTACTTCACTATCGTATATACCCTGCCAATCATCTTTACCAAATGATGTACCTATTAAGACAGGAAACTGAGTATTACCATCTCTGAAAAATACATAAACATGGGCACCGACGCTTGGAATACCAAATGAGCCTTTTGCTTTATTAGAGTAAGTATTAGGTTTATAGTTGAAAGAGTATGGATTTATATTATTAACATTATTACTATTATCACTAAAAGCATCACTTAATCTAAACATACTTTGATCATATATTTCTCCAGTCGAAGCCGAACCATCTGCACTTAAATTTGCAAAAGCATTTGTATCTGATACAGTAGCTTTATTGGTATAATTATTATATCGTTTAGATGTATTTTCACTTGTTAATGGGCAGCTAACTTCCGCCCATGGTAATATGGTCTTTAATTTAGCCATTATAGGTTGGAGTTGACCATCTATAGACTTAAAGTATTTATCAGTATTATCTTGTACCCAATTTTCATATACTGTAGGTGATAAATGAGGCACAAATACTTTAACCCTGCCTCTTTTTTTAGGGTCATTATTTTGGACTACTATACCCAAATATATACTATTAAATTCTTTTTCCATAATACCTTTATATTTACCTATAATTTACAAATTTTCCATTATGATCAAGTGTTACAAGCCTACGTTTTGATGGGTCATTTACACTATCCTCAGTAACTTCGATTGCGTTATATAATAATATTTCATTAGTGTCGGGATCTCTTACAGCTGTCAAATTGGTGTAAGATATTGACCGTGTAACAGTAACTTCTGAAGCTACAAAATCATCATTAAATGTTTCTAAATAATTTAACGTTTCCTCTTCTTTATCAAATCTATTCACTATATTTACATTTCTTGCTACTGGAGGTACAACTTCAGTTATATTAGTAAGCTTAAACTGCTGTTCAGCTATTGTATCTTTTGAAATAAAAGTTTCATCTATAAATTTGGCATCTAAAAATGAAAAATTTGGATTGAAAGTTGTACTTGTAAAACTATCAACACTATTACTAGATATATCGGTAACCTGAGTATTATATATAGAAGTTTCAGATTTACCATTAAACGATAAATCAAAAATTTTATCTTTTTGTTGTTGCACTAAACCATTAACAAATGCTAGCTGTTTATCGGGGTTAAATGTAAAATCTCGTATTTGGGTATTCGAAAGTTTGGCAATTTCACCAATAACATTAAGTGAGCTTTTACCTGCAATTATACCTGCTTCAATTTCGCTACTAATATCATCTAATTGAGCATCTAAAGCTGCATTTAATTTAGTACCTAATGAAATATCATCCAAACTTAACTTATTAAATTTACTGATAATGGTTTTTGAAAATTTATTTAAATTCGCTCCTATATTTTTATCAATAAGACCGTATAGGGAACTTAAATTTAATTTAGCTAAAGATGGAAATGGTAAACCTTTTAACCCGTTGGCAAAATTTATCGAACCGGTTAGTTTTGATAAATTTAAATTTAAACTCGACCCTATTAAACCTTGAATATTATTAAACAAATCACCTGTAGCTTGACTTATTAAGTTAGTTTTAACCATACTACTAAGATTCTGTATTTTAGAAGCAGCTATACTTTTCAAATTATTAGTAATATTACCAATAATACTATTGAAATTTACATTAAGTCCGAACGCCATATATATATTTACTTGATATACCATTTTCTGTCTATATAATTATAGTATGTTAGTATCTCATGAAAGTCCGATTAGTATTTTAGATAAATCTAAGTTGTATAATGATTACGATTATGCTCTTGTACATTTATTTGAAACCCAACCCAAGTATTATGACTATTTTAAGAATAGTGTAAAAATAGGTAGAGAAGTTCTCTTAGATAATAGTATTTTTGAACTTGGTGAATCTTTTGAACCAGGTAAATTTGCTAAATATGTAAAAGAACTTAAACCTTCTTATTATATTGTACCTGATGTTTTAGAAGATGGCTATGCAACTATTAAAAGTTTTCATGAGTTTACTAATAAGTATACCAATCTACCTGGTTTAAAGATAGGAGCAGTTCAAGGTAAGACATATGATGAAATAGTAGATTGTTATAATTATATGTCAGAAAATGCTGATTATATTGCAATTAGTTTCGACTTTAGCTATTATATTGTAACCGGTAAAGGTAAATCAAAACTAGAAAGGTGGTGCGATGGTAGACGTAGATTAATAGAACAGTTAAAGAAAGATGGTATTTGGAATAATCAGAAACCTCATCATCTATTAGGTTGTTCATTTGCTAAAGAGTTTAAAAACTACGTAGGGGATAAAACCATTAGGTCAGTAGATACCTCTAACCCGGTGGTTGCTGGTATTAAGGAACTTAGATATACTGGTAATCTAGGATTAAATGAAAAGCCTTCAATTATGTTGGCTGATTTAATTGATCACGAAGTTACAGATACACAGATGGAAGACATAGAATATAACGTTAACTGTTTTAAAGATATTATTGACCATGGTAATTAGTTTTACGGGAGCTCAAAGTACCGGTAAGTCTACTTTACTTACTAAATTGCAAACTGATGAAAGATTTCGTAAGTATAATTTTGTACCGGAAATAACTAGAGGTTTAAAAAAGAAATATAATCTAGATATCAATGAAGATGGTAATGAATTTACTCAATTATTAACTGTAAATAGTCACTTATATAATTATTTTGACTTTAAAGGTAAAGATGTGGTATTAGATAGATGTATTTTAGATGGATTGATATATACAACATATCAATATCATACAAAAAAAGTAAGTAAAGAAATATATAATTATAGTGAGTATCTCTTTAAGAAATTGATTGGTGAATTGGATATTATACTATATACAGAACCTGATATCCCCTTAGTAGATGATGGAGAGCGTAGCATAGATAAAGAGTTTCGCGATATTATAGTTAACTTATTTGAAGAGGCAATTAATCATTATAATATTAATGTAATTAGGTTGAGTGGTTCAGTTGATAATCGTATGAAAACAATTTATAATATAGTAGATAATTATGGCAAATAAAGAATTAGATAATAGTAGAATTAGTAAGCATTTAGGTCAAACGTCTCAATATAAGAGTGCGTATGATTCTGAGTTGCTTGTAAGAGAACCTCGTAGTAATAATCGAGTATATTTAAATATATTCGATGATGATTTACCTTTCGTTGGATCTGATACATGGAATGCATATGAATGTTCATTCCTTCTAGATAATGGTCGCCCTGTAACAGGCGTTGTGAAGTGTGTATATTCATGCAGTAGTAAATATATCGTTGAAAGTAAGAGTATTAAATTATACTTTAATTCATTTAATATGACTAAAATGGCTGCTGATAAAGATAAAGCTGTAGTTGCATTCGAAGATACTGCAAGTAAAGATCTAAGTAGATTATTGCAGACTGATGTTCAGGTTAAATTTCAAGATGGTGATCGTGTTAATAAGAAATTCGATAGTCCTAATATGGAATGGGATATTGATGATTTTGATAATGTAGATTTACTACAAGATGATAAAGATTTTATATATACTCAATATACTGAGGACCCTAGCCTATTAGAAGGTGTTATTCGTGGAAGAGATTTAGAGCAAAAGTTTTATTCAGGTCTATTAAAAAGTAATTGCCGTGTTACTTCACAACCAGATTGGGGTGATGTATTTATCTATATTAAATCTAAGACTGCTATTGATGCTCATAGTATTAAGAATTATGTTGTATCATATAGAGATGAGTGCCATTTTCATGAAGAGATATGTGAATGCTTTTATAAAAGATTAAAAGATGCTTTCGATCCTTCTGAACTATTAGTAATGTGTTTATATGCTCGTAGAGGTGGTATTGATATTAACCCTGTAAGAGCTTCAAGTAAAGATCTTATCGAAAAGTACGCTGCTAATCTAATTGATCCTGAAGCAGTTCATATTAAAACCTCTAAGCAATAATGGATGTATTTATGACATGGGGTGCAGTGTTATGTATAATATTTTATGCATACTATATAGCATTTTATAATTAAACAAAAAGAGACCTGGCTCGTAATGAACCAGGTCTCAAGCTGTTTGTATCTTATATTAAGATTAGCCGAAGTACACCGAGTTAGTACCTGGTGTGAACGCTTCGCCGAGTGACTTAACAATGATAACGTGGTAGTAGAGATTTGCTCCGAAGATATTGTCTACGACACCATAACGGGTAAGCAAGCCTACACGTGGCGCGAAGTCATTAGGACCAATTGTTCTCTGAACCATAACTGGAATGTATGGGCAGTAGATGATACCAGTGTCATAAAACTCTGGACCCTTGTAACCAAGTAATGCATATTCAGGAGCATCATTCGCAGAGGTTGTAAGACTGTTACCAATCGTTTGACCTTCTGTGCGAGTATCTCTATATACATTAAAACGACCACCAAGATTACCGATCTTTGCAACGCCTACAGGTTGTGTATTGACATTACCTTGGACTGGTACCCACTGGAATTCAGGGAGCATTTCCAAGATAGCGCAAACACGAGGTGTTGCAACGATGAAGTTAGCTGCACCACGGCGATTTCTCACTGCGATACGGTTAGCTTCTACGATTAATCTTTGATAGAAGTCGCGGTTACGTTCTACTAGCCAACGGCCATCTGCAGAAGCAGGGCTCCATGTAGAGTACCCAACTCCGGTACCTGCATTAAGAGCAACCTGAATCATTCTCATAAGCATTTCACGGTCGATTTCGGCCTGAATTTCATACGACATAGCGTTTGTCAATTCAGTATCGATATCGATACCATTCATATTCTTAAGATCCTGTTCAAGTTCAACTGACCAACGTGCGCCTAAGCGACGTGTACCAGCTTCAACTGCTGTCTTTTCGAAAGAAACTTCCATAGTAGGGATATTACCCGTTACTTCGAAGTTTCTAAGAAGAGCAGCTACACCATCATCTTTCGCGTTAAAAGCGAAGTCTGTGTTACCAGAAAGGTAACCAGCAGATGTACCGGTGTAATTAGTATAAAGCTCTTGGTAACCAGCTTCTGCATTCGCAGCAGTTGCTAA